CTCGGCGCCCGTCGGCCACGTCGAGCGGGGCGCGGCAGCGTGCGGGGCGTGCGGCGCTCATGCGAGCGCCTCGGCCGCGTCGGCGATCGCCTCGCGGGCGTCGGCCGCGAAGAGTGCGGCGCCCTCGCGCTCGGCGGGCGTGCGGGAGGGATCGGCCGCCACGCGCTCGGCGTGGCGGAGCGATTCGCGCCATTCGGCGAGGCGAGCGGCGAGGGTCGCGCGGGGCATCATGTTAGCGGCCCTCCGGGCGCTTGCTCGACGCGAGCGCCGCGGCCGCGAGGCTCGCGGCGAGCGCTCGGGCGTCCACCTTGGGGCGCGCGGCGAGGCCGAGCGCGGCCGCGCGGCGAGCGCGGAGGCGGGCGAGGGTTTCGGTTCGGGTTTCGGTCGGGTTCGTGTTGCTCATGCCTCGGGAGTATTGCAGACCGCGTGCCATCCTCGCGGGCCGCGCGGGGCGCCCGCCTCCGGGGGATCGGCCGCGAGCGCGTGCGCCCTCGGGGATGCGGCCGCATTTTGCGTCATGGGGTGACGCATTTTTCGTCGCCTGTGCCATTGCGTGCCGCTAGCCGTTCCGGCTAGTGGCACGCTCGAAACCGTCGAGATTTCGACCCTTTAGCCTCCCGTTCCGCTGTATCCATTGACTTCTTTAGAGGGTATGGGAAATGGGGCCTTTAGTAGGGCCTCCCGCCAGCATGGGCCCCGCTCGGCTCCCCTCCCGGGCCTCTATAGGGCGATTTCAACGGTACGCAATGGCACGGCTGGATTTCCCTAGGATCGGTGCGGGGTTAGGGCGTGCCGTTACTAGTGGCACGGCAACGGCACGCAATGGCACGGGCGGCACGCTCGGGCGCTCGACGTGGGGCGAATAGTGGCGCGCCCTCGGGCGAGGCTCCCGAATATCCCTCTAAGGCAGGATGCGCGGCGCCTCGCGCATAGTGCAGCCCGCACGCAACTAATAGGCTAGAGGGCGGGTTGCGTGGGCGATGCGTGCTCATGGGGTAGCACGCAACTAGGGGTAGGATATTCGGGCGAATATCCCTCGGCGAGCGTGGGGCAGGGTACGTGCGACGCGTTGCGTTATTTCCTCGATTGCGTCATGCGCACGCATGAGCACGCAAGCCCCTAGGGGGTTGCGTGCTCGGGGGTAGGTAGGCGATGCGCACGTGCGGGGTAGCTGCTAGGGGCTTGCACGTGCAAGCCCCTAGGGGAGGGTATGCGCAGGTAGCACGCAATCTGCGCATGATTGATGCGCAACTCATAGGAAGATGCTAGCAAGTGCGCATCATTGATGCGCAACTTCTAGCAGGTGCGCGCACCTTCAAAAAAGAGGAGTGGAGTTGCAGGTCAGGTGCCTCGCGTACTTGCCATCTAAACTGCCTACACGCCCGCGTGTAGCCCGAAATGCGCCTCTGCGGGCTAAATCCGCGCCAGATCAGCGGATTTTCGATTCGTGAACCGTGAGGGGTGGTCTCTTTTCTCCCTGAGGGCGAAGTGGGGGTTCCATTTTTCGTGAAAAACTCAACTGGGGCCCCGATTTACGCTATTTTTCGTTGTTCTGAGCCTACTTTTCCCGCGGGGAGGCGGATTCACGCGATCCGCCGAGCCGAATCGCCTAAATATCCGATATTTCTCACCATTTCCCGGGGGTCTTGACAGAATGAGGTTCGTGCTTATGTTCCGCGGCAGTCCGGGAGAGGTGCGTCCGCGTGGCGCCACTCGCCCGACCTACCGCGGCGCCGTCAGCCGGTCCCCTACGCGAATGAGCGGGGTTCGTCGGGCTGGACGGCGCTGCGGTGGGGCCCCGCCGCGCACGGCGCGAGCGGCGGCACTACAGCCCCGGGGCTGAAGTCCGCTCCCTTCAGGTCGCGGCCTGATGGGCACGACTCCGCGGACCGCTCGCCCCGCATTCGTCATCCCCGCCGCCTCGCGCGGCGGCCGCCGGCGCTGCGCCTCACCGCGGGGCGTCCGGCTCGCTGGGTCGCGTGGACGACCCTCGGACCCAGCAACCTTCAACGGAGCTCTCATGCGCCGACTCTTCGCAGCCTTCACCGTCGCCACGGCCCTCGCGCTCGCCGCGCCGGCCGCGGGCGAGCCGGTCCAGTTCTCCGGTCGCATCGAGCTCGGGTTCGGGCTCCAGGAGCCGTTCACGATCCCGGCGCTCGCCGGCGTGGTCGCGGAGCGCGCGAGCAACGGCGCCGTCGAGGCGTATCCGATCACATACCCGCGGCCGAACGCGGCGAAGCTGACGCCCAACGACGGCGGCATCGTGCTCTGGCCCGCCGTGTTCGAGACGTTCGGGATGAAGCTGACGCCGCCCGAGCCGCTCGGCAACGGCCTGATCGGTGGCGTCGAGATCAGCGGGTGGAACGGAACCGGCGTGTTCGCGCCCGACCCCGCACGGGGCAACAAGCTGCGCGGCGTCATGCCCTTCCGTGGCATCACCCGGCTGTGCCTCTTCGCCGACTGCTGGAACGCTCCGGCGTTCCTCACGATCACCGCCGACGGCGTGGTCGGGGCCGGCGGACGTCGGGTCATCCAGGAAGAGTACGGCGTGAACCTGACGGTCATCGGCGCCCCGTGGACCTCCGGCACGGTGGCGATCGGTACCATCACCTCGCGCGGCGGCCCGACGCCGGAAGGCGGGGTCTCGCTCGTGACGCCGGTGTTCATCCGCTCGAACATCCCCGCGATCGCCAACCTCGCGACGTTCTGGCGCATCGTTCTTCGCACCGACTGATCTCGCTCACCCACCGAGTAGCTCAAGAGGCAGAGCCCCCGATAGTACCGGGGAGCGTGCGGCTTCGAGTGCCGCCTCGGTGGTGCCACGACCCCCCGCGCGGGGGCGGTCAGAGCAAGGCCGCACACGCACACGGGTCCACGTAGCACGGCGGAAGACGCCTCGCCCCCGCGCACCTTTTCGATCGGCCGACCTGCGGACTTGCAGTCAGCCGAGCTCTACTGGAGGACGGAACATGCCCGAGGCAATCGGATCGGTCCTGGTGGCCGTTGCGCTCGTCTCGGTCTATGCCGCCCTCTTCCGGCGCGCCCGCATGAGCGGACGAGTCGATCGCAGCAACGAACCCTAGGGTCGCCCTCGCGCTGGCGCGAGACCGCAGCCCGCATCGAACAGGAGCACACGTGCAGAACCTACGTCGTTAGACGACTGGAGGATCTGCAATGTCCCGAGAGGATACGTGTGCCCGAAGCTCGCGGCCGCAGTTGGCCGCGCGCTGGTTCCGCTCCGCGAGCGCGGTGCGAGGAGCCGTGAAGAAACCCGCGGGCTTCGAGGACTGGTTCTACACCGGCCCGACCCGTCACTTCGGCCACGCGCCGCCCCGCAAGGGCCGTGGCGCCAAGAAGTAGGAGCACCGCGATGGACCTCGCGTCGTCGATCGACAACAGCCCGTTCAGCATCGACGCCCATCTCACGCTGAACGAGACGGACATCCTGCGCGCGTTCGAGGTCGCCGACCCGGACGAGCAGCTGTTCTTCGACGTGTGGGGCCCGAACTTCAAGGACCAGCCCGTCTCCAAGCGCCTCGCGCTGCTCGCGCGCGTCGCCGAGCTCGCGGAGCAGGCCGAGGCCGCGACCCTCAACCTCGAAGAGGTGGCGGTCGAGCCGAAGCCGTAGTCCGACCAACCACTTCAGAGGGGGAAGAATGGCACTCGATCTCAGCTGCACCAACGAGGAGCAGGTTCGCGTCAAGGCGAATCCGGCGACCGCGAGCGGCAACCCGTCGGCACTCGACGGCCCGCTGCGCGTGACGGTCATCTCGGGCGACGGCATCGCCGTCCCGGGCAACACGCCCGACGAGGTGGTCTTCGTCTCCGGCGCCGCCGAAGGCGTGAGCGTGTTCCTCGTCGAGGGTGACGGCGATCTGACGTCGGGCGAGCGCCTGATCTCGGAGACCGTGACCCTGAACGTGTCGGCCGCGGCCGCGTCGAACCTGGGCCTCGCCCAGGTGAGCGTCGAGCCCAAGGCCGTCGCGTAGTTCCCTCTTCCGGGGTGCGCTTCACGGCGCACCCCGGAAGTCACCCCCGGAGTCAACCCCCGATGACCTTCGGCGACGCAATCGAGGCCCTGAAGAACGACTGGCACGTGACCCGCTCCGGCTGGAACGGCGCGAACCAGTACCTCGGCCTCCAGAAGCCCGACGCGAGCAGCGCCAACACGCTGCCGTACATCTACATCGTCACGGTCACGGGCGATCGCGTCCCGTGGCTGGCGAGCCAGACCGACATGCTCGCGACGGACTGGGAGCTCGCTCCCGGCCGGCAGCACCGTCGGTAGCGATCAACAAAATGAGCAGTAGCCCGGCTACTGCCTGATATGCTGAACTGTATCGTCGCGGCCTGACGATATAGTATCGCATATCGTGGGGGCCCCATGAGCACGCTGAACAAGTCCCGCCGCCAGCACACGAAGCACCAGAGCCTCGCGCGGCAGCGGAAGGGCGGCAACGCCTTCCTCGCGTACATCACCGCGGAGGCCACGCGTCTCGCGGCGCCGGCGCGCGTGCTGCGCGATCGCCTGCGCAATCTGGGCTCGCTCACGATGGCGCAGCTGACGGCGGCGGCGGACCTCACGGCCGCGGGCGTCCCGCGCATGACGGGCAACCCGAACGTCACGTTCGCGCTCGTCACGGCCGTCACGCCCGGCAACGTCGGATTCGGCGCGCGCACCACGGCGGCGCTCACCTTCGCGCCGACGGCGGCCGCGACCGGCAACGTGACCTTCGCGGCGACGGGCTCGCCCGGCGACCTCACTGGCACGATCACGCGCGCGAGCGGCAGCTGGACGACCAATGGTTTCGCCGTCGGCGACTACGTCGTCGTGCGCGGTACGGCGTTCAACAACGGCTCCTACGAGATCACTGGCGCGGTGGCTCTCACGCTGACCGTGACCAAGGTCTTCGGCGAGTCGTCGCCGGACAACCTCCCCGATCTGCGCGCCGAGGTCGTGTCGGCCGCGACGTTCTACAACGACGGCGTCGTGACCCGCGCGAGCGGCAGCTTCATCACGGACGGATTCGCGGTCGGCGACCGCGTGGTCTTCGCGAACACGGGCCGCAGCGAGATCGAGGGCATGGAGGCCGAGATCACGATTCTCTCGGCCACGAAGATGTCGCTGTCGGTTTCGATCCCGCAGGAGATCCGCGCGCACGTCTCGGGCGCGTCCTGCACCGTCACGTCCAACAACGTCATCACCCGCGCGTCCGGCTCGTTCATCACCGATGGCTTCGCGGTCGGAGACGTGATCCTCGCGGGCGGCACCACGGGCAACGTCGGCCGCGCCGCGGTCGTGAAGTCGGTCGCCGCGCTCCGCATCCAGACGGGCGCTTCGCTGGATTCGCCGGGCAACGTCGGCATCGCCGGCCCCGTGCGTTTCGCCTTCGAGGCGGCCGCGGGCTCGCGCACGCTGACCGGCCCGACCACGCTGACGCGCGCCGCGGGCAACTGGACGACCGACGGCTTCGTCGCAGGAGACCGCATCCGCGTCGTCGGCGCCGTGCAGGCGGCCAACAACCGAGACTTCCGCGTGAAGGTCGTGACGTCGACGACCGTGCTCCGGCTGGAGACGGGCAACGGCGTGGCCGAGGCCGCGTCGCCGAACGTCGGCATCTACCGCCTGAACGAGACCTTCGGGCGCGACTAGCATGGCGCGCGAGCCTCTCCCCTACGACCAGTGGGCGGAGCGGCTCATGGCGATGATCTACGCGGTGGCGAAGGAAGGCGGAGGCCGAATCCTGCTTCATCGCGGCGGAGATGACTGCGACGACGCCATGAGCGGCTCGTGCCCTGTGGACCGCAGATCCTCACCGTCGGTGCAGATGGGAGCCTCTCGTGACCCCGATCGAGTTCGCACTCCTGGCCGTCTGGCTCGGCTTCGGCATCCGCGCAGGCTGGATGGCCTGTGACGCGCTGATCGAGGCCATCTCGGCGATCGTCGCCGCCAACGACCGGCGGCGCTTCCGTCGGATGCTGGCGAAGGACGTCGAGCGCGGTGAGGCCGTGCGCGAGGCGTTCCATGCGATGCCGCAAGGCGGCGTGGTGAACGTCGTGAACCACCCCTTCGTCGGGGAGATCGTCCCGGACTTCCCGCGGCCCCGGAGCCACGGCTGATGGCCGGCCCGGAGGACTTCGAGAACGTCTCGACGCTGCCGCCTCGCGGCGAGAGCTCGCGCGGCCCGGTCGAGACGCTGATCGACGTCCTGGCGGACTGCAAGCTGGGGCGCGTCGAGGACGTGCTCGTCATCACGCGCGACGCCGAGGGATACCTCGACGTCTCGTTCTCCAGCCAGGGGTCATCGGACGTGGCCGAGATGGCGCTCTTTCTCCAACGCGCCGCCGGCGACCTGATCGAGTCCATGAACGACATGCGGGCGCCGAAGCCCGACGGAGACGAAGGATGACTCTGCGCAAGGCGTTGCTCACGATCGCGGCGGTGCTCGCGGCGCTCGGCGCCTCGGCGCTCTACTCGGCCGACCCGGAGCTGTACGCCGAGGTGCGCGCGACCATCTGCGACACGCCCCCGGCGGCGATCGAGTACGCGCCGTGAGCGTGCGTGGCGCGTGGATTGGCGCCATCATCGCGATCGTCGGAGCCTCGGTCAGCATCGCGGCCACGATCGCGCTTCACGGCGGGTCGAAGGACTGCGACAAGCTGTCCGGCTTCGCGAGCGCCACGGACGACTCGAACGAGACCTACGCCGTCTTCGACTGCCCGGACGGCACGAAGCTGATGGTGCCCGCCGAGAAGGCGGCGCCGAAACGTGGCGGAGGGATCGACCTGTGAAGTTCGCGCACCTCGTCGCCCTGTTCATCTGTTTCCGCTGGATCACCGTGGATGGCACGGTGTCCTTCGCGGACGACCTGAAGCGAGTGCCCGAGCGCTATCGCGCATCGGCCGAGCGCGTGGAGTTCGAGCATGGCCTCGACGGATACGCCCGATTCACCCCCGCGCACCAGTAACGGCGTTCGCCTCCCCTGCCACGATCCGTTCCTGAACGAGCACTCGGGCTTCTCGCCCGACGCGCGGAAGGATTGGTCGCGGAACCAGAGCGCGGTCGACAAGGTGAAGAATGCGCCGCCGATCGGCGAGTCGCTGCCCGCAGCCTTCGATCCGAACCGCTCTCCGGCGGGTCGCTTCGTGAAGGGGCACGTCGTTCGCAGCGGTGGGCCGAAGAAGCGGCTCACGAAGAAGCAGATTTTCGAGCGCGCCCAGGCGCGAGGCGGCAAGCCGCTGCTCCGGCGCCTCGCGGCGCAAGTGCTCGGGATCGTCGATCCGCAGGACATGGAGGAGTTGATCCCGCACGACCTGGAGACCGCCGAGGACTTCCAGGTGTGGGTGATGACCCAGCGCGCGGTCTACTCCATCGACGCGTTCCGCGAAATCTGGGATCGGCTCGACCCGAAGCCGCAGAAGATCCAGTTGGACGCGACGGTGAATGCCGCGCGGGCGCCGATCTCTGGCTCGCTGAATGAAGCCGAGGCCGCCGAGGCGGTCTCGTACTACGAAGAGCTCTCGCCTCTCGGCGGAGGCACGAGCGAAGAGCCCGAGCCCCCGGCGGAAGACGGGGGCGAGCCCATCGACCTGTCCTTCCTGGAGTAGCACGATGCCCACGCTCCCGAGCACGAAGCCCGGTCGCAAGGTCATCGGCGGCCGCGGGAAGGCGCATTCGCAGATGTCCTTCGGGGCGAGCGCCCCGGCGGTTGCGGCGCCGCGCGCGAGCTCGCGCCGCGCTGCTCCCGTGGGCCTGAAGCCCTCGACGCCCGGGGCCATCCTCCCGGCTGGGCGCCCGTCGACTCGGGAGAGGCGCTGATGCCTCTCAAGCGCAGCACGACGAAGGGCGGGAAGCCCTGCATCAAGTACGGTGACAGCGGCAAGTGCTACCCGTACACCGCTGGCAACGCCGCGAGCCAAAAGGCCGCGAAGAAAAAGGCCATCAACCAGGGCCTCGCGATCGCGCGCCGGTCCGGGGAGAAGTTCCGGGGATAAACGCCAAAGCGTATAGTCGTGGGCTATACGCCGAAGCGTATAGGAGAGACGACGCGTGGCCGTCGCCCGACCGAACGACTGGAAAGACCCGGACTACACCGAGGTTTTCCGCGAGCGCCGCGAGCGCTTGCGGCGCGTCCGCGAGGACGAGCGCTGGGACGACCTGATCCGCTTCTACCGGGCGGGTCACTACGTCGAGTTCATCGAGGACTGGGTCGTCACCTACGTCCCGTGGAACGTCCCGCGTGGTAAGCAGGCATTCGTGCCTTTCGTGCTGTTCCCGAAGCAAGCGGAGTTGATCCGCTTCCTCCAGGAGCACTACAAGGCCAGCCAGCACACGATCGCGCAGCAGCAGCTTCTCGTCGAGAAGTGCCGCGAAGTCGGCGCCTCGTGGGTTGTGCTCGCGTACCTGCTCTGCGTCTGGCTGTTCGAGCCGGGCTCGAAGATCGCGGTCGGATCGCGCAAGGAAGCGCTGGTCGACACGCTCGGCGACCCCGACTCGCTGCTCGAAAAGTTCCGCCTGATGGTGCGGATGCTCCCCGAGGAGCTCCGCCCTCTCGGGTATGTCGAAGAGAAGCACGCTCGGACCATGAAGATCAAGAACCCGGAGACGGGTTCGATGGTCACGGGCGAGGCAGGCGACAACATCGGCCGCGGCGGCCGGTCGGGCATCTATTTCGTCGACGAAGCGGCGTTCTTGGAGAACCCCGACAAGGTCGAGGCCGCGCTCTCGCAGAACGCGAAGCTACGGATCGACGTCAGCACGCCGAACGGCATGGGCAACGCGTTCGCGACAAAGCGACACGGTGGCAAGTTCCCCGTGTTCACGTTCCGCTGGACGGACGACCCGCGCAAGGATGACGCGTGGTACGCGGACCAGTGCGCGAAGCTCGATCCGAAGACGGTCGCCCAAGAGATCGACCTGGACTACGAAGCCTCGGGCGAGGAGTCCGTGATCTACGGCCAGTGGGTGCGGGCGTCCCAGGCGCTCCGCCGCCAACTGGAGCGGACGGGCGAGTACGCTGCGCTGCTGAAGAAGCACCGCGCGGCGGGCGGCATCGGGGGCCTCGACATCGGCGGCGGCCGCAACTACTCGGTGTTCGTCCCGCGATACGGGCCGATCATCGGCGAGCCGATTCGCTGGAAGGACGACCAGGAGATCGACACGGCCGGGCGCGCTTCGCGCCTCGCGGTCGAGGCTGGTTGCTCGATACTGAAGTACGACTCGGTCGGTGTCGGCCGCAACATGGTCGCCCGATTCCGACAGCTGGGCCGCGTGCGTGTCCACGGCGTCAACGCCGGCGAGTCGCCGCGGCCGCGCAAGTGGCCCGACGGCAAGCTGTCGACCGACAAGTTCCTGAACGTGAAAGCGGAGCTCTGGTGGACCGCGCGCGACAAGCTGCGGCGGACCTACGAGCACTGGATGGCGACGCAGGGCAAGGGCGGAAAGATCCACCCGATCGAAGAGCTCCTGCTGCTCCCCGAGGACATGACGCTCTGCTCGCAGATGTCTCTGCCGGGCTACCGCGACACGAACTCTGGGAAGATCCAGATTGAATCCAAGCAGCGTCTCTTGAAGCGCGGCATCGAGTCGCACGATCACGCAGACGCGGTGATGTTGACCCTCGCACCCGCTCCGGCCCGCGCGCAGAGCGGCAAGACATCGGGGTACTACTAGGTGTCGATCGAGTCAGTTCACCCCGAATACTCGGACCGCGCGCCCGATTGGGAGGTGCTCCGAGACACCTATCGCGGCCAGCGGTGGGTGAAGTCGCTCGGCTTCAAGTACCTGAAGCCGACGGGCGGGCAAGTCGAAGACGGCGTGATGTACGGCCGCGAGCCGGGCAAGTCGGCCTATGAAGCGTACCTCTCGCGCGCGATTCTCCCCGGCCTCGTGTCGGACGCGGTCGCGGTGCTCGTCGGTGTCATGCACCGCAAGCCCGCCATGATCCACCTGCCGGCCGAGCTCGAACCGATGCGCGAGAAAGCGACGCGCAAGGGCGAGACGCTCGAACAGCTGCTCCGCAAGATCAACGAGGAGCAGCTGCTCGTCGGCCGCTACGGGTTGCTCGCCGATGCCCCGAGCATCGGCATGACGCCGTACATCGTGCCGTACAAGGCCGAGGCCATCACCAACTGGGACGACGAGCTCGTCGACGGCCCGACGGGTGAGTTCGTCCGGCGCGAGTTGAACTTCCTGGTGCTCCGCGAGGACGTCCCCGTCCGCGGCGAGAACGGCGCGGCGTTCGACTGGGACGTCGAGCGGCGCTTCCGCGTGTGCCGCCTCGTGACGAACCTCACCGACACCGAGCTCGGCACCAAGCTGGATCTCGATGTCGCGGACGACCAGCTGGTCTACACGTCCTACGTCGAGTACGACGAGGCACGCGGCCCGGTCGTCGTGCCCGCGATGGCGGGCCGCACGCTCAACGTGATTCCGTTCACGGTGATCGGCGCCAACGACCTGTGCCTCACGCCGGACGATCCGCCGCTGCTCGCGCTCGCGGAGCTCACGCTCTCGATCTACCGCAGCGAGGCGGATCTCCGGCAGACAACCTTCATGCTCGGCCAGGACACGCTCGTCATCATCGGCGAGGAAGTCGACGAGGCCGGCGAGGTCAAGCAGACCACGACGCGCGTCGGCGCCGGCGCCAAGATCAGCGTCCAGCAGGGCGGCGACGCCAAGTTCATCGGCGTCAACGGCGACGGCCTGCCCGAGCAGCGCCGCATCCTGGCGGACGACTACGGCAAGGCGCGCGAGGCCGGCTCGCGGCTCCTGGAGCCCCGCGCGGGGCAGGCAGAGTCGGGCGAGGCCCTGAAGGTCCGCGTCGCGGCGCAGACCGCGTCGCTGCATCAGATCGCCCTCACCGGCGCGGCAGGCTTGGAGCGGTGCCTGAAGCAATGCGCCGTGTGGGTCGGTGCCGACCCGAACGAGGTGAAGGTCACGCCGAACCTCGACTTCTCGGACGCGAACGAGAAGCCGTCGAGCCTCCGCGACCTGATGGACGCGAAGGCCAAGGGCGCGCCGATCTCGCTGGAGTCGATCCACGGCTGGGCCTCGGACAACGGCCTCACCAAGCTGACGTTCGAGGAAGAGCTCGAACGCCTCGAAGAAGAGGCGGAGAAAGCCGAGATCATGGCGCTCAGCCGCGCGACAGCGGGCGCCGTCGCGAAGACCGATCCGGGCACTGAGACCGAAGTCGACGAGAACGGCGACCCGGTCGAGGAGTCCGAGGACGACGAACCGACGCAGTCGCCCGAAGAGCGCCGCGCCGTACGCGAGCGGCGCCGCACGGGCGAAACCCCGGCCGACCGAGCCGCGCGCCGTGAGCGCGCATCGGCCGCGCCCGCCTCCGAGGATTCGGAGGAGTAGTCCCCCAGCCTCGGAATGACCCGGGGCTTCGCCACCATGAGGTGACAGACGATGGCCTTGCTGAAGTACCTGTACGATTCGATCGACGACGTCCCCGAGGAGTTCCGCCCGCTCTACGCCGAGCGGGAGGGCAAGTACGAGCTCGCGGAGATCGAGGGCGTGAAGACCCAGGCGGACATCGACCGCCTGAACAAGGCCCTCGCTGCCGAGCGCGAAGAGCACAAGAAGACGAAGGGGCGCGTCAAGGGCTTCGGCAACTACACGCCCGAGCAGGTCGAGGAGATGTCCTCGAAGCTCGAAGAGCTCACCGCGGCGCTCGAAGCGGGCGGCAAGCCCGATCAGGCCGCGATCGACAAGCTGGTCGAGGCGCGCCTGCCCGCGCACCTCAAGCCCCTCCAGCGCGAGCTCGCGGAGGCGCAGGAGCGCGCGAAGGCGCTCGACGCCGAGAACATGGGTCTGAAGGGCGACAAGATCCGGCGCGGTCTGCGCGATCTGGTGTCCCTCACGCTCGGTGGCAAGAAGATGCAGGCGGTCGATCGCCGCGCGGAGCCGGACATCGAGCTCTGGGCCGAGCGCATCCTGACGCTCGACGACGATGGCCGCTTCGTGACCAAGGACGGCATCGGGCTCACGCCCGGCATCAGCCTCGAAGAGGCGCTGATCGAGGTCCAGGCCAGCGGCGTTCGCCCGCTCTGGTTCAAGGGCAACACCAGCGCCGACGCTCGCGAGGGCGGAGACAACAAGCGCGTGACCACGAACGGCGACAACCCGTTCGACAAGGCCACGTGGAACCTGACCAAGGCGTCGCAGATCGCGGAGAAGAACCCGGGCGAGGCCAAGCGCCTCGCACGCGCCGCCAAGGACAAGTCGCGGGCCAAGAGCACCTTCCCGGAGCTCTACGCCTAGACGAAACGGCCGGATGCCCGGCACAGCACCACCTCGGGTGATCCGGGGCGACACGTGCGCAACCCAAGAGCGAAGCCCCACGGTGGGGCGGACCCGAAACTCAACAGGAGACTTGCAACATGGCGTCGACTCAGATCGCCGACGTGGTCGTCCCGTCCCGTTTCACGGCCTACGTGCAGCTGCTCTCAACGGAGCGGAGCGCGTTCGTGCAGAGCGGTGTGGCGGTGCGCGACCCCGAGTTCGACTCGCTGCTCGTGGGCGGCGGTCGAACCTTCGACATGCCGTTCTGGAACGACCTCGGCAACACCGAGGCCCGCATCTCGTCGGACGCGGTCCCGGGCGTCCAGTCCGGCACCATCCCCGGCACCGACGCGATCCCGGACGAGATCACGTCCGGTCGCGAGGTGGCGGTGCGCCACTCGCGCAACTACAGCTGGCAGTCGGCGGACCTCGCCGGCGCGCTCGCTGGCGACGACCCGCAGGAGGCGATCGCTTCGCGCGTCGCCGACTACTGGGTCCGCCAGGATCAGCGCCAGCTGATCGCGACGGTCCAGGGCGTCATCGCGGACAACATCGCGAATGACTCCTCGGACATGGTGAACAACATCGCCACGGCGGGCGCCGTCACGGACGCGAACCGCTGGTCGGCGGAGGCGTTCATCGACGCGGTGCAGACGATGGGCGACCAGGGCGAGAACCTCGTGGCGATCGCCGTCCACTCGGTCGTCTACACGCGGATGAAGAAGCTGAACCTGATCGACTTCATCCCCGACAGCGAGGGCCGGGTGAACATCCCGACCTTCCAC